AGGATCGGCAGACGGTTTCATACCAACAATCTGACGGATCTCATTACCAGTAAGAATTTCATTACGAGTAAACGTATCTGCAATGTCTGCAAGTTTAGATACAGGAACAAGTTTAAACGGATCTCTGAAGAACTGAATTGATTGCTTTTGGCTTCTAGCAGTCTTTGTTAAGAACTTACGCTTAAACTCCTCAGCAACGGCAGAAAGAAATACTTCAATAGTGCGATCGTAATAATTTTGCATTACTTCCTCAGATGCCGAGCCATTCAGAATTTCTTCTGTGATGCCAAGCTGCGAGTAACCAAGTTTCGTAAGATACTCGACCTGAGACATAATGTTATTATCGAGACTTCTATTAAGTTGAGTAACTTTTTCGGTCGAATCTACATATGCGATACCATATTTCGATCCTGCTAATTGCATCTCGATATCTTTACGACGCTCTTCTGCTTGCTTTCTTCGAGCCTCTGTCTTAACAATGTATGGAAGGGAAATGAGAAGATCAAGTTTGCCAGCACCAGACTGTTCATCAACTTGATCAAGAATACTAAGTTTGCGAGTAAGACGTTTAAATGTGGAATTAGGAGCATTCATTACTGCATAGAACGGATTCTCAATAAGAGCAGTGGTAGATTTTGAGACAATAATGTCTTCCTTGTTACCCGTGTTCTCATTATACAATCGAACTTTAACATAATGTGGCATCCATTCTAGGACTTTTCCAACTCGCATTTCCAGAATTTCATAAGAACCAGTACTAGGATTGATAGACGTGTCAGTAGGAACTACTGCTGCAACGCCTTCATCAATCATCGTCATGATTATATCTTGAACAAATGCTCGACCAGTCTGATCTCGATTTGCCTCAATGGACAAACAATTATTCAGTCCAGAATTGACTTCGCTAACGAAACGCCCATTTTCATCGAGACGAACATGTCGAATGTCAACTTTTGCGCAATCTGTAGCGATACGGTTGTAAATTGGAGTAATAATTGTCTGCTCATTACCGTAATTCAATCGAAGACGATCGGGTCGAACAGTAGTCATTTGTTCATTATAAACATAACGAATCTGCTGTTCCTCATTTCCTTTAAATGCATTCCAGGCGTGCTGAAGCTTTGTTGAAAGACTTGGCATCAGTTAACACCTCGTATAAATTACTTACTTTTCTTGAGTTTCTTTTCGAGCCAAGATTTTGCACTACTAACCTTATTCTCAATTTTACCAAGAGGAGTTTTTGCATATGCATCTGCATATGATTTAGCTTGCTGTTTATAATAGCTAGCTCTAATGGTCTTTTCACGAGCATTCCTAGTATACTCAACAGCAGTATTTTTATCTTTATTAACTTTTAACTGCCATTGACTATTACTAGCACTTTCAGAGGCCCATTCATTTAATTTGGCAGCCGCTGATTCATTCTGTTTCATCATTTTTCTATCAGTTAATCCCGATTTATCTTTAATCGATGTTACAGTATTTTTTACAGCATTAGAAACTTTTGTAATGGTAGTATCTTCTTTTTCGGTCCGATCATCGACGTTTTTGTTATAAGTATAAGTTTTCGTAGTTCCAGTTAGATTATTAGATTTTGTAGTAGTTGATTTGAGATTTTTAGTACCTTTATCTTCGTCATACACATAATACCATTTTCCATTTTTCTGGTATTTCTCGATATACTTATGGCTATGCATAAGTTCGGAACCATCACTCATGTGACAAATATAACCAATGGGTACATTCTGATTCCAATAATTAGACAAAAATATCGCCTCCTGGTTAGATTTCAGAAACTTTGAGATCTCTCATTTTGCTCTCAATTCTATTAATCCTTTGAGAATACTTCTCGATCTTATAGTTTTCTTTGGCAACCTTAGCATCATACTTTTCAAGTTTACGTACAACTCTATCAATTTTATACTGATACTTAGTATTCTTATTGATAGCTCTGCGATCAAACCAATTTGGTTGCACTGCCTGATACATCATCCGAGATTGTGCTCGCTGAGCTCTAGCTTTATATCGAGACTGTTTCTTCTCTAACTTTTCTTGTTTATACGTAAGTCTCGCAGTTTTACGCCTCTTATAATCAGTATCAGTCATTCTAGAAATTTTTGCCTGGCTTTTTTCAATTTTTCCAGAATATTTTTCAGACGCATTTTCAAGAGATGCATATCGTTTTTTACCAGCATCGGTAAGCGTTCCATCTTCATTTTGATAACGTCTGATACCCCACTTTTGGCCTAGGATACCATAATGAATGAGTTCAGTACCATCACTCATATAACAAATATACTCTATGACCTCCACCCCCTTTTTTTTATTTAAGCAGTATCAACGCTCTTATTCTTATATGCAATTTTGCCAGAACCCCAAACACCATTCTTAATTTGTTGCATATCATAGCCTCTATCAGCCAGAGCAGTATAAACTCCAACATCTCCGCGTTTGGCAACATATTGCACAACACGACCAGATGGGGTTTGGACATCACCAACATTCTTATTCATCAACTCAGCAAGTTTTTTATTGTATGCATTTACATAAGTCATGCTAAGCTTGCCGGATGCATTTCGCATTGGTGTTGTGGGATTCAGTTCATTTTTAAGATAAGAAGAGAGCTCAGCCTTCGACTTTTTGTAAGTCTCTTTATAGACTTTCTGCTCATTCTTCTTCACCCATTTCATATCTTGCTTTTGTAAATGTTTCCTACCAGCTTCAGTAAGTGTTCCGTCTTCGTTTTGATAACGTCTAACACCCCACTTTTGGCCGAGGATGCCATGATGTGCGAGTTCTGCCATATGGTTATCCTCCTTAATCAAATGCTTCTCTATTGAGCTTATAAGCCACGTATGCATCGAGCATAGCGGCGACGTTATCAATCTTTTGAGAATGTCTCTCTTTAAGTAGCTTGCGATTGCCATTGGTATCTTCCAAAGCTATGCAGTTGCCCATTGCAAATGTCATGAGTTCTTCATCGAATAATAGCATCCTACTCTCAGCAAGTTTCCTTAATTCGCCAAGAGGAACAGACTCTGTTTTAGCGCCCTGAATGACCTTCTCAATACCAAAAGGTCCATTCTCTCGTCCCCATCTCTCAACAAATTCTTGAGCATTATAAGGGTCATATCCGAAGCATCTAACATCATACCCCGCGTCGGTAATAAATACATCAAGGTCATCGTATACCTGCATCATATCCAGAACAGTCCCCTCCATGATTATTAACGAACCTTCACGTATGAATTCTTCGTATTTAATTCTCATGGCTTGAGTAAGTCTGGATAGTGTCAAAGATGTTATGTAACTCCTGGTCTTAACGCCAAAAGACCCATCATTAATCGGGAATAAGAATGTAAATGCACAGAAGTCATCACCTCTAGAAAGGTCGGCGCCCATAGCACAGGGCATCTGCCAGAATGTTCTGCGTCTATGAGGAAGTGTCTGCTCATACGTAAAGAAGTATGTATAACCTTCTGTAGGAATGCCGAAACGTTTTGCAAGGGTATCATTTCTAGTAGCCGGAGCTTTTTCAGCACGTTCAACTTCTAGTTGATACGTCTCATAACTAACCGTCTTTCCCAAATTCGGATTTGCTTTAATCCACATTTCTGGATGGGCTACTTCCTCAACAGAGTCAAGTTTGTAATACCAAATAGAGACATGGGGATTAACATATTCTCCTTTTAGGATAGACATTAGCTCCATTTTGATTGTATCACCAGAACCGTTTCGAACTGTGCCCTCAGAGCTGGTTGCCACAATGAGGTAGTCGTCAACTTTGGATGCGCCTTGCTCAATTGCGCCAATAGGATCTTCTCTAAGATCACCAGAAAGCCATTCATCGACAGTTGCTACTTTACATCTAAGACCCTGAAGCTTATTGATGCTAAGTGGTCTTGCTTCGAGTAGGGAACCGGTTAAAAAGTTCTCGACACCTTTCTTAGTAGATGCTAATTTCTGTCTATCGGCTTTGGAGCCTGTAGTATTCTGTAAGGAGCCTTCCGTTAAGAATTTAAATAATGGCCCACGAGCTCTAGTAATAGAAGTTCTGATAGGAGACAATACTTCTTCAGCTAATTTCATTGTTGGTGCAACAGTAATTTGATGAGTCGTAGAAGTGTCAACATTCAAGAAGTACGATTGCAAACAAGAATCGTACATAGACTTCGATGCTCCACGACCGACAATAAGATACTGTTTATTGACCAATCTTTTCTTTATTAGCTTACGAACAAATCGACCACCACTACCTGAAGGATCTGGTTCCCAAACACTACGCTCCGCAAAGTAATACCACCCAAATATCTCTTCGGCCCATAACTTAAATGAGTCGAGCATGACGAGATCCGTGCCATCTGTAAGAGTCAGTTCGTTTTCGCAATAAGCAATAAATCCATTAATAGCTTGGTCATCATACCAAATTCCTGGATTAGCAATGAGAGAATCAATACGATTCATCTCCATCTCGATCTCTTTGTTAACGGGGATTTCACCTCGTAAAACGGCATCCCTAAATTGTCCATAATAGATCGGAGTTGCAGTGTTTGATAACGACATTGTTACTTACCCTTATCTTTGTCTTTTTTACCATCGTCAGTAGTAATGCCCATAGACTGAAACATTGTTTTAACTAGAGCCTTACTGCCCTGATTAATGAGCTCATTCATGATAGAGTCAACAGCTTTACTACCATATTTGCTAACAAAAGATTTAGTTTTTGTCGGAGTAGGATTCAATTCACTATAGAGTCTTTTGTACTGAGACTCAAGTTGCATTCGATTGACAGCATCTCTGATCTCGGATTCGGACATTTCTTTAACAGACTTAGTGGCTTGCTTAGTTTGACCAGTCTTATTGGTTTCAGCTACTTTTGCAGGCGTAGCGCTAGTTTTTGTAGTTGTTTCTCCAACTCCATAGTGCTTTCTACCTGCATCCGTAAGACTTCCATCCGCGTTTTGGTACTTACGTACGCCCCATTTCATTCCAGAAACGCCATGGTGAATCAATACACCTCGCACCTATATCACCTCCTAATATTCACTAATTAAGCAGTTACGGCGGTTCTGCTCCTCCGGTAGTGATCTCTTGAGCTGTATGGGGATCAACTTCGAAATTGATACGCCACTCCAATTCTTTAATTTGCTCTTGAATAGCAGTAGAGATCCCAGAAGAAGTAGGAGGATCAAACAGCATTCTTACTCTAAGACAAACATAGCTCTTAACTGTGTCAAGATCATACTTTTCGGGAATGAGTTCAGTCCAAGTAGAACTATTATCATTAACACGAGTAATACCAGTCTCAACACCTAGCTGACGAAGGATGGTAAGCACAGAATTAAGTGCTGTAGTGATGTCAATATCGAATGCTGTATTTTCAGGATCAATGCCGATTGTCTTCTTGACTGTATCGAGAATACTATCTGTCAATATGCAGCACCTCCTATTTTCCAAGGGCATGTATCGTTTGGAGTTCGTTCAGTATAAGTATTATTTCTTAACTCAACGTTTCCATATGTTATAGCCCTATGTGTTGGATCTGAAATTGTGATCAAATATCTTGGATTCAGAAGAAACTCACTTACCTCCTCTAGGTCTTCCATTTCTATCGGAACCATATGATGGACAATTGTAGTTCCGAATATCGGATGATCTGGATGCGCCAAATCACAGCCATTATCTCTGATGATTACTTCTCTGCGAACTCTCTTCCATTCTGTTGAACGATAGAATTGCTGATTAAAAACTCGCATAAATCCAAATTTATCTTCTCCGATTTCTCCAGCAAGTTTTAGGTATTCAAATCGCTCTTCAAATGTTGGAAGTTGAATAAGCTCATCATACGTACGGATAATCCGGTTGAGGTTCATCATTATGTCCACCATAAAGTTTCATTGCAGCAATAGCGTCTGCATAAAGTTCTTCTGTATGTTTGGAAGTTCTAATAGCTTCAGCCTTTGCTTCGAGAAGTTCATTCTCTTTCTTAAGTTTTTCGCGTTCGAGTCGTTCTCTCATGCAGCCAAGCTTAAGATAGTGAGTAATTACCTGAGAAGAAGCTGTTCCTTCTTCGAGTTGTTTTTCGGCCAAGTTAATAGCAAGGTCGATCAACTGATTCTCTCTGGCTTCTGGAGTCAGGGCGGGACGGTTTGCCATTGCAAAGTTGGCCTCCTATTCTTTAAGATTTGTTTGTAAATATCATCCGAGCTAATTTAGGCGGTATAATGACCCGCGGGCTAATGAAGATGTGTTGCGCAGCAGAGTAAGGGTTGAAAGGAGAAAGGAGGTAAGAACCGTGGGAAGCACACAACTGATCATTATACCGTCGAAATTAGCCCGGAAAATATCAATGAAAATATCCACCGGGGTTTTTTTTAAG